TGGAGCAGGCAAAATTGGATTGTAACGTGTTGTCAAAATAACAGTACCTAAAGCTGTGTTGGTGCTAGAAGCTATAGCATCTGCGCTGGCGCTTTTATATTCAAATAATAATCCACGAAAAGTATACTCCTGGTATTGATTAGCAATACCAGCAAGCCATGGAAATGTTTGTGCCATACCTGGATTAATAGGAAAACTAGTGGCGTTAAAAACGCCAGCTGTCGCTGATGAAACTACATCACCAATGTACTCTTTGTGTCTAACAATAACTGATTGCCCGGCAGTATGCATATTTGGCACTTGACCAGTTTTGATAGCGTTAGTATATAATGAATTAGAGCGTACTGAATAGGAACCGAGCCCCAATATAGTGGCAGCTGAGTTTCCTAAAGAATATCCATAGTTAAGTCCAGCGGATGGTGAACCAGCTAACAGGCCAGCAGCGCCTCCTCCGATGCCACCAAGAGCACGAAGAAGTGCTCTACCCATGGATATCTCACTTTGATTATTTGGTTTTGTTCTAACTGTGGTGGTTGTGGTGGTTTTAGCACCAGCCTTCTTCTTTGGAAGGTTTTTAAATTTTATTTGTTTATTTGGCATTGTATTGGATACCGCAAGCCAAAAACGGGACTGTTCATTATACACATCTGAAAGAGGATCCGTGCAGTCTCTCGGCATTTTGTTTAGCACGTAAATATTTATAGATTTCTCAAACGTTTTGGTCCTTAAGTGTATAACCCAATGACGGTGTAAAGCACCATCAAACTTCCTTTACCCAAGGAGGCCCCCAAGTCAAGGGAAACCACATCTTTATACGTTGTTGTGGAAACGCCCAGTGTGCTAATACCACATATTGGAACATGTGGTGTCTTCGTTGGAATAGAGTTCCATATCAGAGAAATTAATAAGATGATCCTTGTAATAACACTCTAATGTGATCTGTTGTACAGGAGTTATGCCAAAAGCTTTATAAAAACTTAAACGGGTCAAGTGGTGAATATTATCTTCATAACATTTAACCATACCTTTCCCCCAATATGACATCGAACTCTTCTCAACACTTCTGATATTTTTATCTGAAACCCTCTTTCGTTGCCTCTTCGTCAATTTGATCTGAGTCAAGATAGTATCTGAACTACGGGCATAACAGGTATAAAAATCTTGGAATATAGGGATACCACCATGTGTATTAATCCCACCACTAGCAACAGCATTCAGCCATTTAGCAGCCTTAACAGGATTATCTAAAGGATCTATACAAACAGAATCCTTAATGATGGCATCTCGAACATTACGTACCATTTGGTATCCACTAGGGGTCCAGACTGGTCTAGTCTGACAGAATTCGATTCCCTCGAAAATTTTGTTAACCCCTGACAATTTAATACGCATAGCAAACCTGCTAAACCAAGATTTCAAACCTCCAATTATCTTACCCATATCAC